CTAGAATTTTACTGAGTTAGCGTGTGAGAGTAAGTGATCGGCATTAAGGTGTGCATATTTTTTTACCATTTCCAATGTTTCCCAGCCACCTAATTCCTTTAAGGTAAATAATGGAGTACCTGATTGGACGTGCCAACTTGCCCAAGTATGCCTTAAATCGTGAAAATGGAAATCAATCAAGAAACATTTTTCAGTTGCTTTGTTAAATGTTTTTCTATTGATGTCTTTTAGTGGTTGTCCTTTATCTCCAACAAAAACGTATTTTGGATTTTTCCCTTTCTGTTTTTGTAACAATTTAATCGCATCATCATTAAGCAATAGCGATCTGGCTTTTTCGGATTTTGCGATATCATTAGAAACAATCGCCACTTTACGAGTGAAATCTATTTTATCCCAAGTCATAGATAGTATTTCAGTTCGTCTTGCCCCAGTTAATAAGGCAAAAGAACAAATCGTCTTCATCCAATCTGTGCTGATTTTATCAATAAGTTGTTTAGCTTGTTCTTTGGTGATCCAGCGAACTCTAATAGGTGGTTCTTTTTTCTTCGGGATATACGGCATTTTATCAATGTACCCTGACTGATATGCCAACTTTAATATACGCATTATAGATGTTCTATATTTATTTTTTGTAGAATTTGTTAGCGGGGTTCCTTTCGTCATATGATTTTCAGGGATTGCATCAAGTATTTCATCACTTGTTAAAGAACTAAGTTTTCGACCAGCAAAGATATTTCGATAATAAATTGCGTGTCGTTTTTTAGTGGCAGTATCTTCTTTTCCTTCCGCGTCTTTTAGAAAAAGAACTAATGCGTTTTCAAAGAGATATTCAGGTTTTTGGTCTAGCTTATCAATTTTCCACAATTGTGATTTTAGTTGATCGTGGTATTGTTGAGCTTCTTTTTTTACAGTTGTTTTAATAGTTCGTCTAACTCTCTCACCACTAGGGGTGTAGATGTCAATGTAATAGACGTTTCCTCTTTTTCTGATCGGCATAATTTTTCCTCTCCGACAGACAGAGCAAGCCCTCTGCTATTATTAGATCGTTTTTTTAACAAATCAAGATCTGTTTTATCCATTCTCCACAAACGAGATCCTTCCATTTTATAAAAGCCCCATTTATGTCGGTGATTAAAAACAGTTCTATATGATAAGTTTAGAATATTGGCTACCTGTTTAATACTTAATGCTTCCATATTGTTACCATAAAAAAGCCGCTAAGAAGCTGCTATAAATAAAAATCTATTATTAAATAAACTTCTCCAAATCAGGCTTGAAGTAATCTTTCCCTTTTTTAATTTTACCATTTTCATCAAATACACCAGTTTTTGCATAATTTATTCCAATAAAAAAGCCTAACTGGTTAGGTTAGGCTTGTGGTGGCTGGGGTACTGGTATCCAATATTCAGCAGAAGTAATAAATTCTGTCTCATCGTTTACATCATAGATGAGAAGTAATTTGTACGGTTTGTCGTCGTTATCGATAAAGTCATAGTTAATTTCTTTAACTATGCCAATACCTATCCCATTTTCTATAGAATAGTATAAAATTTTAGAATCAAGTTCAGGTTGTTTTTCATTTGCATTAAACCACTCAATTTTCTTTCCCTCTTTGTAGTTTAATAGGGCTTTCGCCATTTTTTGAGCATCTTCTTTTGTTTTAAAAACTAACCCTCGTTTAATCGCCTCTCGGCAATGCTCGTTAAAAGTATCTACACCCATTTGAGATACTAAATCTTTTGAAATAAGACTAATAAAATAATATAGCTGAGCGTTTTCCACTGTATCTAAGGTTACGGCTCGAGGAACTTCAATCCCATTTATAATTCTTGGCTTTTCCCACATCTCAACGATGTCAAAAGCATCAATAATTGATTGAGAATGAAAACGCCCCTCTAATGTCCAAGTAATTGGTTCAATTTTGTCATGTTCTTTATTTACTACATATCCTATTAAAGGATTATTTGCATCAATATAAGTAGGGACTTTATTTACTACAAGTGCTTTTTTTCCATTTCTCAATTTAACAGGATCACCTGCTAGGGCTTTATATAAATCAAATGGTTTCATCTTTAACCTCCACTTTATAATTTAAAAGTGCTTTAACCATTGCTTCAGCCCCCTCTTTAGTTTCAAAGACTAAACGTTGTTCAACGAAAAGCTCATCATCGTCAAAACCTTTTTTGAAAACATCTTTATCAATAAAATCAGCATAAGAAAAGTTTATATACCAATAAAAAGCACCATCTTCCCAAGTATCCATATTAACTGGTTCAGGTACTTCTATACCGTTAATATAGCGCTTAGGTTCTTCCCACATACCAGTAATAGCAAAGTCATCACATCTAGTTCCATCATAAAACCTGCTAACAGACTTTTGTCTTTTACGTTCAGTTTCATAAAACCCAATTAATTCGTGCATACCTATCTCTGGGCTATCTAATTTTTTAATAACATAGGCTTTTAAACCGTTTTTAAGTTTAACTGGTTCACCAGCTAATGCTTTTTCTAAATCAAATGATTTCATCTTCATTGTCCTCATCTTCAAAGAATACAATTATGGTATTATTTTCATATGAAATAAGTTGTTTAGCGATAAATGGATTATCTCCTAATTGTTTAGCAACTTTAGTCATTTCTTCGTGAATTTCTGAATGCATTTCATTTCTCCATCTGTTTTCCTGTTAAATGATCTGTTTGCTTTGGTTCATCTTGTGGGATATCGGGGAATCGTACCCAACCACAATCTAATGATTCCGTAAGCGCCCATACACTTCCGTCATCACATAAAGCGAATAGTGATTCGCCGTTAATCATTGCGTTATTGGAATTAGCGCATATTTGAATGACTTTTCTCATTTATTCACCTTTTAATAAAGCATTTCAGAATATAATTCATTTGGTTCGTAACCAATATCAAACTTAATTTGATTATTAGCTTTAGCGGGGAAGGTTTCATCAGGTGATAAAAAGTTTCTGCACCGCTGATAAAGCGCCGTGCGTTTTTGCTCGCTCGTTGAGTAGGTCTGTGTTCATTTTTGCCTCGTAAAAAAGCCTAGCAATGGCTAGGCTTAGTTGTAAGTATTAACGTTAAATATCAATTTCTCCAATATTCACAGTAATGCCTGTGCCATCAAGTGCATTCGTTAGCTTATCCGAAAACTCTTTTGCAATGGCTTCTTGTATCTGTTCCATTTTGATTAATCGCGCAACAAGAATCGGAGAATCTCCGCCAGTTAAAATTGATAGTCGTAACGTAAATGCTTGGCAGCTTAATCCTTTGTATGTTTCAGTATTAAAGACAAAGTATTTAGGCATCTGCAATTTGCTTTTAGCTTCTACGCTTTCCATTGCTGATTTTGATGCGGCAAAATCGCTGACTTCGTGTTCTTCATTGCGGGCGTAATCTAATGTAATTTTACGCACTGCTTGCACTGCATTTGTTATAGACATTTTCTCCTCATCATCAGTATATGGCGTAATAAAATCACCCCAATCTTCTAACCATTCTGAGAATGCACGTTGATCGTGTCGTCTGCCTTGAAAATCTAATAATGCACTATAAGCAGCTGTTTTCTGCATATTGAGCAATGCACGGTGTGTTGCGTGAAGAGGTTGTTCTAGAGTGCCAATATCAAAAATGATCTCTGCACTAAGATTTTGTTCATCAATAAAGCATTTAGCATTATCTTGATTATGCAATTTTGCGTATGCAACTAAGCTATCAAAGTTAAATGTGCTGAATTTAGCTCGAAACTGATTGCGGAATTGATTATGTTTTTCAAGTGATACGACATTGACATCTTTAGGTAAAATAGCAATCGGGTAATCACTGTTACCTATGTGTACACTTGATAACACTAAATCTTTAATTTGTTCTAAGTTTGTTTGTTCCATAGTTACTCCTTGATTACATTACTTTTAACTTTTTATCAAATGCCGGGTCGTCACTCTCTTTGAACATTGGCATTTGTTCTTTGTCTGGCGTTGCACAAATTGCACCGCCTTTGTGGACATACATTGGTGTTGCGGTGGTATCTTCTTCTGATGATTTACCTCTCTTAGTTGGTTTGACATAACTTAATTTATGTTGGATTTGCACGGCTGGTTGATCGCTATCCATTTTTTTAACGGTAAATTCAACAACGACTTTTCCAGCCTTGTCGTGTGTAATTGCACCCATTGCAACTTCTGAAAGCGCAGTTGCTAACTTGTTTTCAAAAATACCTGCATCAAGTTCTGAAATGAACTCGTGAATATCAGTTTTTGCCATAGTGTTTTCTCCTATTTTTGGTAATAAAAAAGCCCTCATTTGAGGGCGTTTGTCTAAAAATTGTCTAGATTTTGTCTAGGATTGTCTAAGCTAGACAAGTTAAATTAGGATTATTTCAAGCATCTTTCAACGCCTTAAGTGCGGTCAAAAATTCGGGAATATGGTAATCAAACGCTTCCATCAATGCTTGATTTCGTTCTACCGTGAATAAATAAAGCGGCTGCTTTTGATATTCGGGGCAGTAGCTGACGAAATCCCACGTTTCATAGCCTGTTACCCACAGATTCGCTTGCACTTGGATAACATATTCAAGCGGTATGCCCCCTTCAATAATGTAAGTAATGTGTGTACTCATTTTCGGGCATTTAATTTCTAACCCTTTTTTCAGTTCGGGAATGAGTCCATCAGGGCTAACCATTACTTCTCGTTTTTCATCAAGGTACACGCCGCCGACTTGCTGTACTTTGTTGCCAGTCAAAAACTCATAAGCACCGCGTGCAAGCGGTTCAAGCTGGTTGCCACGCTCCATATAATCAGATTTATAACGGCTGTTAGGTAAACCTAAAATGCTTTCTTCGACCAACTCGGCAAGGTATTTTATATAGGTAGCGGATCTATCACCGCTTATTCGCACGATATTTTTGAACCCCGTACCGGTGGGAATGCCTAGCCGTGCGGCTAGCCATTCTTCCGAGCCTTGTTCACAATCAAGGGTGAGCAAACCGTCTATCATAGTGAAATTTCCTCACTTGTTTTGTTATCAGCATTTTGTGCAGATTCATCTAATCGTCTGTTAAGGGTTTTGATAAAGTGTTCTGCTTTCGCTTTTGACAACTGCTCAATACTTTGCACACTGTAGTAGGCAAAGGCTTTTTCAGTGTCAGTGTTCGTGAGCTGAATAAGCTGATTGAGGGTGTCGATTTGTTCAGATGTGGCTAATTCGACTGCTTGCCCTTCAATCACATTCGGTTTTGGCGTTACATTTATCGGCTCTTTTTGATTTTCGATAATGCGGTCAGCTTCGTCTTGGTCGTAAATGCCCGTGAAACCAAAGGCGAGCCTTGCGCATTGGATCATCGCTTTATGGCGGAGCATTCGTTTTGGGTGGGTTTTCCAAGGACCTTGTATATCACGAAAACATTCGCTCATATATTCGGTAACGCTAATCGGTCTTGAGCGGTCTTTGCGATAGATGCGACAAGTGCATTTCTCATCATCTAAGTCAAACTCAATACCGTCAAATTGTGGGTTCTCATTTAAAATTCTCGCCCAACCGTCAACACCAACAATCGGTACAATGCCATTATTGCGATCAGGAAATGCGTAAATCTCTTTTGTCCACGGATTTAAGCCATATTGGTTAGCGACAATTAAAAGTGCGGTCATTTGGCTATCATTAACGTTGCCTTTGAATGCGGTATTTTTCAATGTCGCCATTAAGTCTGAACCGTCTGTGATTTCAAAACGGTTCGCTAATTTTTGAGTTAAAGTTTGAAGTGCGGTTGCCATAATCTATTCCTTATTTCTTTAAAATTGTTGCCTGAATACCAAACGCCTTAACCGGGGCAAAATATTCTCTTAACTGCTCAAGTGTTCCTGTGAAAGGGATTTCTTGAGCAGGGATTTTAAGAATAAATTGAGCTGTTTCTGCTTGCGTTTCTTGATGTGTAGCTTGCGTTTCAGTCTGCGGTGCTTGTTCAATGTTTGCCTCTTGAGCTTGTTGTAATTTTGCTTTTAATGCTGCTTGAGTTTCGGCTTTTTCTTTAGCCTCTTGTTCTGCTTTAGCCTTTAATTCAGCTTCTCGCTGTGCTTCCGCTTCAACACGTTGTTGGATAATCGGGACTAGGTCATCATTGCTAGCAATGAGTTCTACTGCGTCATTAAATAACCAGATTTTTCCTGCGGCTTTAATTTGTTCTAGTCGGTTAGTTAGGCGTGTTGCTTCCATTGCTAGCTGGCTAATGATGAGCGTTTTTTCTGCATTGATTGCTTTAGTTAACCCGTCAATGGTACGTTTGTTTTTCTGGCTTTCGGCAATTCGGTTGGCGATAGTATGTTTGGGAAACGTCATTTCCAAAGCAAGGGAAATATCGCTAACTTTAGCTAACTGATTGCGTGTTTCGGTAATTTCCGTTATCGCTTGTTCAGCGAGTTGCTGTTTAATTTCTGCTTCTTTTGTTTTGATCAACTTCTCACGGCTTAAGCGTTCTGTGCGAAAACGTTCAGCGATTTCTTTAGCGGTATCAATCAGCGTAGCGATTTCTTGATTGCCGTTTAAGACGTTTTCAATCACCGTACGTGTTTTGTCTTCTAGCTCTTTGAGTGTTTTCGCTTCCTCTTTGGCTCGACCAAAGTCCTCATCAGTTTCAAACGTTTGGGTAAGGCTAGCGATATACTTCTCAGCTTGTTGTTTAAAGCTATCAATATTTGTTGATAGCACTTTACTTTCGGTGGATAAAATTAACTCTAACATTGTATTGCTCCTTGTTGTTGTGTTGCTTTGACCATATCCGCAAGCATCGCGAACATTTCAGGCTCTAACGTGATAGTTTTAGCGTTGGCTTTTCGGTCTAACATTAGCCGTACTTTGCCGTTTTTATCCACTAAATAGCCATTTAAGCCGTAAGGGGTAAAAGGTTTGCGAGGAATGACTTTTTTACGTTGGGTTTTAATCGTTACGGTTTGTGTTTGGTCGCTGACCTCTGTTTGTACTGGCATTGGTTGCTCCTGTTGATATTGCTCTTGAGAGATGTTTTTGACTGGTGCAGAAGTGGGTTTTTCTCTTGCAACGGCTATTGTCCCTGTTTTTATTTCCGGCACTGGCAATAATGCTAAATAGTCTTGATGAGCTAAATTAAAGGCTTTAATCAATCTATTTAAGGCGATAATAGCCTTTCGCTCACTAGTGTAAAAATAGAGGGTTTGTTCAATGATAATGTCGCCCCGTTTAATCACGCCTCGAATTAAGCCATCATCTCGTGTTATGATTTCAGCTCGATACTCACCACTATTAAGGTGAGATGTCGCTATCTCAGATAATGTTTTAGCCATTTTGCCCCTCCGCTAATTGCGCTCTAATTTCCGCTTCGTGTTCTGCTGTTAGCGGTGTTTGTAAATTGCCGTGTTCCTTTTTCCATTCTTCTTTTGCCCATTGTTGCCATTGTTGCTGTTCCTCGCTTAAGGTAGTTTCAAGGTTGAGCGTGTGGTCGTAATAGTCGGTGTCTTTGTTGTATTGGGCAGCGTGTGCCGGCTGGCAACTGATGCCGAGCACGATGGCGATAATCAATGCGGCGATGAGGTAAAAGGGTTCGTGAGTGAATTTCATTTTTTGTTTCCTTTTGTGTTTGGCGATTTATTTCTCCACGCTCGCCAACGTGGTATATTGGCGTTGCCACACAACCAATATAGGGGATAAATCATGTTAAATTCTGCTTATATTTGCCAACAAATACCTATGGAAATTCGCCCATTTTTTAAAATTGAAATGGCAGAAATTTCGGAAAAACACGCACATTTGTTGGATAATATTGCTCAATCTATTCAGACCATTTCGCAATTTGTTCATCTGAACAAAACGGTGAATGTAATTGTTGGTTCGTGTCCATTTGAACTGTCAATGTCAAATTCAGTTTTATCGGTACAGATACTTGAACCTGCTCTACACATAGCGATTGAGAACTTTGTTTTTCTTGATTTGAATGTGATGTTGTCATTACCTCCTTCGCTTCAGAAAGCTTGTGCGGTGGAAGAGCTTGCTCACGTTTTGATGAATATTCGTGATGAACATCTTGTGAAAATGGTTGTCGCTGAAATGTTGCCTGATGTGGCGTATCAAAATGGGCGATATGTTCCCGTTTAAGCTCGCTGTAGTTCAGTTTGTTTGCATAAATTACATTAGAAGAAATCATTTTTGCTCCTTATTTGAACAATTTACAGAATTTAGGGTGCAATAAACCGCCTCACTAAAAAGTAAGGTAAGGCGGTGAGTTAAATTAGAAGTTATTTTTGCGTAATTGCGATTTTGGCTTGTATCTGTTGATAGTATTTAGGCAATATTGCCAGTGTCTATTTTCTAGTTCGGTATATTGCAACGGGTCAATATCAACTTGAAGTCGTGCGTGAATAAGGTCAAGTGTAGATTGATATTCGCTAACTTGAGTATAAACGGTTGAGGCAAAATTTGAGCCAATCGCACGTAGTCCGGGTTCAATGTGTTTTAGCATTCTGTGCATTTCGTAGGTTGCACACCAAAATGAGGCAAAGTGTTTTAGGTCGCTTTCCGTCCAGTTTAGGGTATATTTTTTCTCGGGTTCGGGCAGGGCGAGTTGTTGCAAGGCTTTGCGTTCGCACTCGATGAAATATTTGCGAACTTGTCGCCCTTTTTCATTGCGTTCAACCATTGCGAGTTCTTTGCCCATATCAAGGGTGATGTGATATTCCTTGCGTGGTCTGCCGTTGGTACGTTGGGTTACGATGATGTAGTCTTCATCTTGAACGAAACCGTAGTCGGTTATGCGATCTTTTATCCAATCGCCATATTGACGTTTACTTTCTACAAATGCGTGTAGTTCACGAGCATTACAGAGTTGTACAGGTTGATTTGCAATTAAACCGTTGAAGACTGGAATTAAATTTGAATTTGTCATTTTTAGTTTCTCGTATTAAGTTTTTAGAACTCACCACGAGCTACTGCGAATAACTGGTGGTGAACTGAACAAGGTTCGCAGTACCGCTATACGAGAAAACGGCAGACCTTTCGGTCTCCTCATTCAGCTCACCATTGACGACTTTTTCACAAATTTGTGAAAAAGGTAGATTTGCTGATTTTCGGCTATAAAAAAAGCCACCATTTAGGTAGCCATTACTCACCACCTCGTATATTCAGGACTGCGATCCCGACTTTCGTTTGAAAGTGGGGCTATCCTAATATAAAGGGCGGTGGTTGTCAATATATCCATAATGAAGTCCTCTTTATTTTTTGATATGATTATTGCGATAAAACTTTAATCTATCAACTTAACAAAGAGGGCTTTATTATGAATGATAAAATTTGTACCAAAGAACATACAGATGCCGATATATTAGGTTCTTTACCAGAGTCTCAAGCTGGAGCTGGACGACATAAATGCGCAGGATGTGCTTATGAAGATGGATATGCAGATGGGTTTAATAACCGTAATAGTAGCTTTAACCCCGAAAAATACCCAAAAAGTCAGGCTGGTACGGCTAGACACAAAGATGTTAAAAAGGCATATGAACTTGGCTATCAGAATGGACAAAAAGACTATAAGGGGAAATAACAGGAAAAATTATATTTTTGGTAAAAGCCCACATGTTACAGTGGGCGTTCTTTGAAGTATATCTACACGGAAGTTATATATTCTGTGAGAGTTCTCTTTACTCAACCTTTCCCATAACATTGGCTTTGCCAATAGTCGCAATCACCGTCAAAGTCATCATCGGGGCAATCCTCATCTAATGGCTCTTGTTTACGTTTAGTTTGAAGCGATTCATAGTAATCTTCATCACTGTCGTATTTCCAAGCGTTCATTGTGTTTCCTCCAATCTGGATTTAGCCACTTCGATCAAAAGCTGATATTCTCTTTTGGTTTTTTCATCGTGTACTTCTGCGGATTTTTTCAAAAACTCTTCAACAGAACCACTAAAACAGCCTCTAGTGACCCACAATACTCCTTGCTTAGTTTTAAATACGGTTAATGTGCCGTACTCCGTACCAACATTCGAAAACCATACAATATCAGATCTCTCGCACACCTCGGCATTACCGCACACCTCGGCATTACCGCACACCTCGGCATTACCGAACACCTCGGCATTATCGAACACCCTGGCATTACCGCACACCTCGGCATTATCGCACACCTCGGCATT